GCGTTTGCGGGATCCCTTCCGTTTCGACTGCTATCTCGGGCCCGTCTGAGTCGATTGCCGCGTTGAGCTGATTGAGCCTGAGCGGCCGATTGTTTTGATTGGTGAGATCGCTGATCGTGAGTTGCCCCTCTCTGAAAAGTTTCGCTCGAGTCGGCCCGAGGACTTGGTTCTGAAATGCTGGCGATTTGGTTCCGAGCCATTCATTGTAAGTCTTCGTTTTTGGGACTTGCCCGTCCATGCTTGCTCTTGAGTTGACGACGGCCGCGGCTCTTTGCTCTTCGCTCATTCCCATCGCCTCGAGCTTGGCTTGCACGGCGTCTTGAAACTCCATGTCGTCCATTGCCTTTATCGGCTTCCCGATGAGATCCGCGAGACTCGGCATGACCGGGACTTGCGTTGATCGGCACCCCCAATGAGCTGTTGGCCCGGGAAATTCTTTGTCGTGATCGATCGGCTTGTATTCCGGGACGCTCCAAGTCTTGCCGTCGAGGGCCATGCACGTCTTCGTCGTTCTCGCGTCGAGGGTTGCCATCCATTTGACGGCTTTGACAATGTCGTCGTTTTCTTCGATCGTCTTGAGCCGGGCCTCGTTGCTAACGGTTTGTACTGAGCTTCTCGCTAGTGCCTCGGCTTGAGCCTTCGAGACGTTCATGATCCCGTCTTTGTAGTTGTTCGCCTTGGTGCCCCGGATCCTCTTTGCGAGATCCCCCACGTCTTCCCCGGCGAGGTATCCTTGCCTCATTTGGCCCTCGAATTTGAATCGGAGGCTTTTGTCTTGAGCTTTCCACCACGCCCCCGAGCTGTGCCCTTCGACATTGCTCCGCTTCATGACGGCGTTGACTTGCGTCTCTGTGACTTGCCTCCGCAATATCGGGACGCCTATCGCCCCATTGAGTGCGGCTGTCGTGCCTTTGATTTGCGTCTTTGCCAGTTTGTCGAGATCCGCCCCGTGATTCTTGCTGATCGTCTGGTATGAGCCATTGATCGTTGCGCTCGTGTCTTTGAGCAATGCTTGCAAACTCCCCTTTTTGCTCGGGCTCGCTTTCGCTATTTGCCCGACAAGGTTTTGCTCGAGCTTCTCGAGCTCTTTGACCACGTCCTTTCGTATCCCGGCCTCGACGCGTAAAATGTTGATCGCGTTTGTGTTCGACCAGTCCTCGAGGTATTCATTCGCTGAGGCCATAGCGTCGATTTTTTACTCTTCGCCTTCGGCTTGCTCTTCGGCTTGCTCTGGCGTTTCCTCGGCTTGATCGGGCCCGGGCCCGGGCTCGAGCTCCGGCCCGGGCTGAGGTGTTGGCATAGGGTTTTCTTGCTCGAGATCGCGTTTTTCTTCGTCGAGCGTGAGCCCGTCCGGGTAAATCTCGCCTTTTTGGAGGTTGTAGAAAAACGTCGGGTATGAGATCGCCCCCATTTGGAGGGCTGAGACGAGGGCCGTGAGCTGTTGGGCTTGCATCCCTGCCGAGACAAAGTCTTGAGCAATCACGAGGAAATTGCTTTCGGCGTAATCACTGGGCCGTTGGGCTGAGGTTTTATCCGTCCACCACGCCGCGATTTGCATTGCCCGGCTGAGGCTTGCGCTCATTGCCCCCGCCATTCGGCTGAGGCTTGCCGTATCTGCGCTTGCCCTGAGTTGGACTGTCTCGAATGCCTCGGCGTCTCGCGACTCCGCAAAGAGCAATCTCGCGCCAAGAGCGGCCATTTGTTTTTCTTTCTCTTCGAGGGCCTTTGTGAGCTCACTGAGCCCGCTTCCCGTAAACTCGAGAAACCCGAATTTCGCGTTGTCGTTCTCGCTGATCCACGCGTATTCCGTCCCGAGCTTGAATGAGCCCCCGTTGCTGTCGTCGATCCCTGTCGCGTACGGTGTCGGTAATGCTGCAATATGCCTTGCATGTTCGAGGTCGACGCTTGAAACATAGTGACTGATGTTGATTTGTGCCAAATCCTCGAGCGGGATTTCTCCGACGTCTGGCCGGGTATGCGTTGCCCCGTGAAAAACTACGGGAATGAAATCGAGATTCTTGCCCCCTCGCTTCGGCTCGAGGCTTTCTTCGGCTTCCATTGATGACGTGACGCCCTTCCCGAGATAAGTTTGCACCCCGGATCCCGTGACTTGACTCGTTTTGTTCCTGTCGCTGTAAACGTCGACTGTCAGTATTCCATCTCTGAGCCTGTAAATCCTGATTCGCTCTGTGTTCGCCGTCGAGATGTCGTCCTCTTTCATCTCGTCGTCTCGCTCTCTCACTTTGAGATAGTCGAGGACGTTTTTGCCTTTGCTCCGGGTTGTGTGCCAGTCGAGGATGTCGACCTCCCTGTAAAAAGCAAAATAAGGCCTTTGTTCCTCTTCCGACCATTCGATCAGAGTGCACGCCCGGCCCGTGCTCGAGATTGCCTCGGCGAGCTCGACGACGTATCCCGAGATGTCGTTGCCTTGCAAGTCGACGTCCGCAATGATCGAATCGTCGAGTTCGGTTTCGGCCTCCGGGGGCTTGCGTGTCAAGAGCCCGGTTTGCGCCCGGTTTGCTGTCGCTGTGCCATTGAAAAAATTCCCGCGATTCTTAAATTTTTGATATTCCGTTTCGGTTTGTCCGTCGAGCTTCGGGAGATATGTCTCTCCGAGCTTTTTGATGGTACGCCCTCCCGATATGCAATCAATGACGGTTTTCCATCCTTCGACCGCCTCTTCGTACTGCGTATGTACTGATTCGATGCTCATTTCACAGTCCTTTTACGCACAATGCCCTCTTGCGTCAAAAACAATTCCCTCGATTTGCGTTTTTCATGTCGGCCCGAGGAATGAGGGCCCATTGAAAGATCCCCCGTCCCATACGATAAATTTTGCTTTTTGCTCGTCGCTCACTTTCGCCTCGTTGAGCTTCGCGGCTGCGAGTAAAACTTTCGACATGTTGACCTGATCCGAGTGTCGGAGTTTGTCGAGCATTTGGCCCTCTTTCTTTATTCGGCCCGGGTCATTTTGCATTTTTTTGTTGTTGTTTGGTTTCCCCCGTTTGTTTCGGGCCCTTATTTTCGAAAATGCGATCCCACCCTTTCCGATATGTTTCGTTCGGGGCCTTCGTCTTGATCGGATCGCCTGTGATGTCGTTTTTTGCCGGGTTGCTCATGTCTTGCTCAACTATACAATTCCGCGAGGCCTTCGTCGACGAGTAATTGATTGAGATTTTGCCCCTCGAGGTAAATCGTCCCGAGCCATCTCCCGTATTTGCCTGACTTGTCTTTGTGACTGACGAGCATGATCTCTTTGCCGAGTATGAGCCCTCTGAGTCGCTCCGCCGAGACGAGCCCGGCCTCTCTCTCGTCGCCTCGGATCTCTGGCGTGTTGATCCCATAAAGGCGAATTTTCTGATCGCTCATGGTGTGATTAAATCCGAGATCGATGTCGAGGGTGATCGAGTCGCCATCGTAAACGCTCGTGCATTTCGCTTTGTAGATGTAAAAGATCCCCTCTTGAATTGCTTTGACTGCTTTCTCGCTCATGATTTCTCGGGGTCGTAAGCGGCCGCGACGAGCACGACGGCGAGGTCTTCGTTGTTTTCGTCCATTGCTTGCATTGCTGTCGCTAGTGCGACGCTCCGCTCATTGAGATCGCTCGTGACTTGCATTTGCAATTGCTCCCGGGCCCGGGCCCTCATTCCCGGCCATTTGTCGCCGTATTGCTTTCGGCATTTCACGACGATGTCGTTGATCCCCTGCGCGATCTTTTTGTATCCGTCTTTTTCTTCGCTAGCGTCTTTCATATTAAAATGGGATTTCGTCTTCTTGCTGATTTGCGGCTTGCTGCCTGACGGGGTTGCTCGGAGGTAAATGAGACGCTCGTTGTTGTTGGGGCCTCTCCGGGGCCTCGTATGGCTTCGCCTCGGGGTCTTTCGACGGTGCCGCTCCGAGAAACTGCATGTTTGTCACTGTGACGGAATGTTTCGATCTCTTCGCGCCCGTCTCTTTGTCGAGCCAATCCTCGAGCTTGAGTTTGCCGTCGATTAAAATCGAGGATCCTCGTTTCGTGTATTTGCTGAGGGTTTCGGCGAGCTTGCCCCATGCCGTGAGATCGACGAAAAGGGTTGTCTCGATCTTGTTGCCGTCTTTGTCGATCCTCGCCTCGTTGACTGCGATCGATCCGCTGGCAACGCAATTGCCGCCCTCGAATTGTTTGATTTCCCAGTCTTTTGTGAGATTGCCTATTAGTATTATTTTGTTGTAGTTGCTCATGATTATTGTTTTGTTTCTGTGTTTCCCCAGATTGTCGAAAAGCCCTCGGCCTCGTATGTTTGCTCTCCCTTTTTACATGCGTAAACGGCCCCGGTGTGATCGGAGTATCCGAGCATGTCGCTCAGTTCGGCCCATGTGAGTTCCGTGCATTTCCTGATCAGATATGCCGCGACGTTTTTGCCCTCTTTGTGCTTGGTGAGTAATGTCGTCCGATCGATCCCGTATCGTCTGGCGATCAGGCTGACGATTTGCTCTGCCTTGGCGTCTTCCGGGTTGTGTCCCCGGCTGTTGAGCTCGGCGACAAGATCGCCTGTCGTGACGTTCTCGAGTTGAGGTGTGTCGACTTTCATTCGACCCCCTCTCTTTGTTTGCATGCCTGATCAGGGCCGTGAAACTCCCAACAATTCTCACAGAAAACCGTTTCCTTGTCGTCGGCGTAATCGTGCCAGTATGCTGATGAGGGGTGAGACGCGTGAAACTCGTCGCCGTATTCGCTCTCGTTTTGCCATTGATACATTGTATCCCATACTCTCATGAGAGGGGCCTTGTGCATGAGGGTATCGGCGGTGCTGTTTTTGTAGTTGTCGTATTGCAACGACGCCGTCTTGTTTATTATCCAATCGACAAAGTCGGTTTCTTTGACCGTCTTCCGGGCGATATAGTCGGCAAGTTGTGTAATCGATACGTCCCCCGGGAGCGTGCATGCCTCGGCTTGCTCCCGGCTTCGGTATCTGATCATGAGGCTGTCGGGTTTGTCCCGGTGCCTCACGACGCTCAGAAACTCGTCACTTGTAAATATCCACATAATCTCGATTAGTTGGTTTGATTGTGGATTTCGCGGAGCTCTTTGACTGTTTTTGCTGAGACTTCCCATAAGTGATCGACGCATGTCTTAAACTCGGGCATGTCGCCGGGCACGACCGGGGCCTTAGTGAGCAATCGAGTCACAAAGGTCTTGATCAAGATGCAATCGGCGATCGAGTCGGGCAATTTCTGGCCTGTCTGGAATAATCCGAAATAGCGATTCTCCGTTTCGGCCTTGATGTCGACGAGGGCCCATACAAAGAGCCCTGACTCGTTGGCGTCGGAGTGCATGACGACCGCGTTTTTGGGCATTTTGACTCGAGCGATCCCCCCTTGTCCGGGGCTGATGTTGTATTTGTATATTGTTTTCATGTTGTTGGTTTTCGTTGGTTGTGCCCCCCGGAGGGGGCTTGTTGATTAGGTGATTTTGAGTTTGTCCTCGGCGTTGAGGATCGTTTCTTGAGTATATGATAGGATCTTGCTCGCCCTCTTGGCGAGCTCTAATCTTTCGTATGTTGCGCTCTCAATTGTCGACGTGTCCATATTGATGATCTCGTCGAGTAAGTGCTTGAGATCGACCTCGAGGCAAATGCTTCGCCCGAGTAATGATCCCATGATTTCGGGATAGTTTTTTGGTTCCATTTTGATGATTGATTGCGCCCCCCGGAGGGGGCTTGTTGTTTAGTCGACGATTGGATAGGCGTCGCGGACGGCGATTCGTATCTTGTTGAGTGCCTCTGCCTCGGCTTCGGCTTGCATCTCGGCTTTGAAATAAAACATGTCTTCAAAGCTGAGATCATGTTGCTCGGCATAGGCCTTGTCGGCGTCGTCGAGCTTGGCTTCGAATACCTCTTCGGGGGTGAGCATGCTTTCGCAAATGAGCCCGGTGTCGAGGGCGTGTTGTATGTCTGTTTTCATGTTGTTGGTTCTCGTTGGTTGTGCCCCCCGGAGGGGGCTTGTTGTTTAGGCGATAAAATTCTCTCCGTCGATTGTCCATGAACAATTGACAAGGCAAAGCCCGCCGAAATGCTTTTTGAATGTCTTGAGCATGAGCAAAGCCTCTTCGACGGTGTCGAAATAGATCGAGAATACTTTGCCTGACTCGGTGGAATAATTGGCGGAATATGTGAATTTCATGTTGTTGGTTTGTGTTGGTTGTGCCCCCCGGAGGGGGCTGTGTTGACTATCCGAAATTGGCCCGGAATAAATAGACGAGGTCGTAAGGTGCCTTTTCTCCGTCGAGCCATTTCACGAGGAAAGTCTCTTTCAATCCTGACGCTTGAAACTTGCGGACTTGCACGCCCGGGAATTTCTGGCTTATGCGATCAAACTCATTTTCTGAGACTGACTTTTCTCTGTGCTTGGCGGCTGTTGTGTTGGTCGTGTTGTTCATCGTGTAAACATAATGCAACGAAAACGTCCCTTTTGCAAGCCCTAATGTGAAAAAATGTGAAAAAAGCCCCCGGTGCCCTATTTACGGGCATTGCGGAGTTTGAGAAACCTCGTGATCCTGCGCCCGAATGAGTCGGGCCTGTCAGTTTGAGACTCTGCGACGACTTTGCCCCGGTTGCTCACATACGTCGTTTTGCGGCGTCCGAAAGCGTCGGGCTTGTTGGTGATCGCCCTTGCTATGACCCTGCCGTTGTCGGCGTATATGACGCTTGTCGTCCTGCCGAATGCGTCGGGCCTCCCTGTCACGATCGTGTCGGCGATCAGTGACGGGGTTGTTGCCGCGATCAGGGCCGCGGTGATTATTGCTTTTGTTCTCATATGAGTATGCATTATGTCGTTGTTTCGTTGTCGTTGTCCTCGTCGATCAGTTCGTCGTCGGGTATGTTGTCGAGCCTCTCGTCGAATAGCTGCATTTGAGTCGCGTCGTTGCTCGGGCTATTTGCCCATATTTGCGCGACATGTTCCAAGGCTTGCGAAAAAATCTCCATTGGATAATGAGCGATGATGTGAGGGGCCTTGACGCTCGGGTTCGGGTTCGTCTTTTTCGTGAGGATGTGAGTCGGGTCGTGCCCGAGTTGCTGCGCAATGTTTCGCAAAGCGTGCCCCGTCGACCAGCTGTTAACTTTGCTTTTCGGGATCCCCGCGGCCTTCATGATATGGCGAAAATTGAAATACTCCATTTTCACGCTCCGAATTTGACGGTTCCCTCGTTCATGGCTTCGATCGCCTTTTCCGCCGTCTCGAAAAGTTGGCTCGTAAACCATTCTCCGTGCTGTTGTTGCCAATACCACCCCTTGCCGGTTTCCATCTCGTCGTCCTCGGAATACTCGAGAGCGTTGTTTTTGTCGTTTGCGTTTTCCATTTTGTTTTTGTTGGTTGTGCCCCCCTCCCGGGGGGCTTGATTTGATTAGTTGGGCACCTCGACGAGCTCGAGCGTGTGCCCTTGCTCGTGCATCCGGGCCCAAAATGCTTTTGCCTCGAGACGCTCTTGCTCTGCGATCTCGTTGATGACGTCCTCGGCGAGCTCAGGGGCCCCGGCGAGGTCGTTGTTGTATCTTATGCTGTCGAGACGCTCGAGCGTCTGTACTGCCTCGTCTTTGCGTTGTTGGTTGTTTTCGATCATTGTGTCAGGATTGTGATTGTTGCGTAAATTGCGACGATTGCCGCGTGTATTGTGAGGATCCAAATTGAGCCTTTGAATATCGGGTCTTTTTTTGCCCTTAAAATTTCGACTCTGATTTTGCGTTTGAGCTCTCTCATTATTCTCTTTCGATTTGGGTTTCGGGCGGCGTTTCGATTTCCCAACATGCTGAGATGTGATCGAAAAACTTGTCAAAGTCGTCCTCTTCAAACCAACTCGTCATTTCATTGACGAGGTGCATTCTCATAAATGTCGTCGAGCATGTCTCCGCCATCCATTCCATTTTTTCGAATCGATCAGTCTCTTTGATCCAATCTTGCCGGGCGTCTATTTCGTTGTTTGTTTGTGCTTTCATGTTGTTGGTGAGTTGCGCCCCCCGG